GAGTCATGTTCATGGATAGTCTCCACTTCACGTATATTAGCATCTATTGCTGTCTTATCAAGCTGGATTTCAGCTTGTCTTACCATTATTTCAAGCTCATGTTTCTTGTCTGACTTGTCTTGGAAGTAGTCCATGATCTTGGGCAAGAAACTTGTTCCAAAACCTAATAGTGAACCTAATAATGTGAGCACTTACTTTCCCTTTACCACTAGGTAGATATTAATCAAAACTAGTACCATGATGACCATTTCACCAGCCGAGAATATAATTTGTCCTATCATGCTCTAGAGTTCATCTTGCCTTCTAACTTCGCTAGACGCTCCTTACTATCTTCCAGTGAAGTCCAAAGCCTAGCCATGCCAGTATCATACTTCGTATTAAAACTTGCTATTGCTGACTTCAACTCGTGCACATCATCGACCAAAGCTTTGATCTCGGCAATCATGGTTGCGTTGTCGCGGTTTGCCGCAGCAAGTTTGTCTGTATCCAGAAGCTTCTCATGGCGAGACAGCTTATATCGCCCCTCCCCGATGGCGAGTAAAATACCACCCAGTAATACCAAAAATCGCCAGTCGGTTAGCAGATCAGAAAACGGCATGATTATCTCTTTATATCTAAGGGGCGGGTAACCGTCCAGGCTTTTTGTATAATATCTTTTGGTGTAGCGGCCAAGTTTACAAAGTATTTCTGGACAGCTTCCCCGTCCATTGGGTTGGGTATGACTCCAAGTATTTTCTTGAAATCACGATGTAGCGCCGGGTCTCGCATCGTGTCCATGAATGCCTTACGAAGAATTTTAATATTCTCCTTCGGCAGTTGCGACGATGCTAAAAGTGGTCTGGACATCCTATCTATACCAAATACAAACTCCGCAATCTGCCGCTGTTCCTCAGTTTTGAGAAGTGACGATAGCAACGTTGTGTCAGGCCCAAAGAAATCAGATTTCTGCCTTATGTCCATCTGAATAATCGCGTTGAGATCACCGGTGTCCCACTGGCTTCGGAACGAACTTCTAATGGCACTTTCAAACACCGCGCAAGTCCCTTGCAGTTCCCCACGCTCCATTGCCTGAATTCTCAGGCGCGTTCCTCGATATCCGTTGATCACTTTCAAATTCGCGCCCAGAACATTTTTTAGGAAATACGGAAAGGTCGATAGTGGAGAGGTCGGCCTTGCTGCACCAAAAATTACAGGTTGCTTGGCGTTTTTGAGATCATTAAAGGTCTTGATACGCTGCCCTGCACCGCGCCAAACCACACAGGTGCTCACGTCGGTGTACATATTGCCAATATAATGAAACCCCTCTGGCTTGAACCGGAATTTCCTTTTCCCAAAAAGAGGAATCTGCATTACTTGAGCATGGAAAAGCGCAATATCAAACCCACTCGTATCTGGCTTCGCATACATAAAATTGAGCAATTTAGCACTGCCTACCCCCGGCTTATTACGCACGATGATATTCGGGCTACCTGGAAAATGCCTGGAAAAATGTTTCGCAAACAGCCTAGCAGAAGTGTCAAAGCCGCCCCCCACGTTGAAGCCTACCCAGATATTTATGGAGGCTTCCTTTGCCGAAAGTGAGGCCGTAAATAAACAAAAAATAATAGCCGTAACGGTTCCAATAAGTTTTCTCATGTCCACGATATCCCTTCTGGCCAATCTAAATAATCTTTAACAAGCTGAACATTTGCCAGCAAGTGAGCATTTACAGGCTGTGTCTCTGGGTCTGCATTGCCCCGAAACGGGCCGTAGTTTCCAAGCTCTGCCAGAGCAAGGTCTTTTTCTCGGCCAGTTAAATCTGTTCGGCGTTCCTGCACGTCCTGCCACAGACATACTAAGCAGAACCTCTCTGTATGGTCACAGCGAGGTATGTGTGGCACCTCATACATTGCCTTCAATTCAGCGGGTATTGCTTCCCATTGCTCAAACCGTCCAGTGAGATTCCTCGCTATCGCATCCCACTTTTCACGTATCCATTTGTCGGGGTCTGCCGGGTCCAAGAAATAGGCCGAAGGGTATGGGGTGTCGAGAACCTTGTTGCCAATAAAATAGTATGAGAGGTTTTCCCGATTCCAAAACTTATCCCGAATTTCCGGGAGGCGAAGTGAGGCCCAATCAACATTAGTTAGCTCCATCGACAGTCCAAACAAACATGCATCGGGCTGCACTCGGTTAATAATTTCTATCCTCTTTAGCCAGCGCGGGACCAGATTTTTATAGGTGAACATGGCCCGAAAACCGGATCGGATAGGCAATATGATATCATCTCCTATTTGCTGTAATGGGTTTTGTACTGCACCAAGTTCTTTATCTATAGCATTAAACGACCCTATAATCCCTTCCTCTTCCCAGAAGGTGAAATCACGGACATTGTCTTTTAACCACTGCACCATGTTTCGTGCCGTGATTTGTTTTCGCTCTTCCGGCTCAGAGGCTTCAACATGCCGATACGAATGTATTTCATGGTCGGTTTCATTTAGCCAACGCCACAGACCGTAGGTGGAATTGACACCACCCGAAAAGGGTATGAGAACTTTCATTAACCAACCGTCCCAGTTGTAGTGCCGTTGTCGTTATAGGTTACAGTGCGCGTATTTTTCCTAATGGCATAACCCGCCGCACCCCCGGCACCGCCGCCTCCAGGAGCAGTCTGACAAGAAGTACTCCCCCCTGCGCCTGGGAGAGAACCCGAGTTGCCCGTCGCACCAGCCGCACCATAACCGCCAGCACTTCCCGCTGCGCCAGCGGACCCCACATATGTTGGGGGGTCGCAAGAGTCCAAGGTTACACCAAATCCTACTTTGGTTGAGGTCAGCGTTTGCCTCCTTCCAGCGCCACCGCCGCCACCGCCGCCACCACCCCCACTTTGAATATACGCCCCAGATTCGTTATTGATGGTCAGAATGCCAGTGCCTCCAGTGTCTGTATCGATATAAATAGAATCACCGCCAACGTTCCCGGTTCCGCCAGTATCTCCTGTGGCTCCGGCTGACCCCGCCGCGCCGGTATAACCATTTATATTTCCATAGTTGTTGATGATCAAATTAGTATTTTGATGTAGTGCTCCAGTCTGTATTGCGTGAGTCGTTGATCCCGATACTGTCACCCCAGAATTAACTGTAACCTCAACAGTTCCGCCCACAGCGTTATCATACCCAGCAGCAACGGCTAATGTAAGAATATTTACCTCATTGGTATTCGTGCTAATGATCAGTCCGGTCCCCATGTCTGCGGCCCCGAACCCTATATGCTGCCCATAAAACATTAAGCATCATTTCCTGCATCGGTTGTGAATAAAATTCTAATTCCTATTAACCTAGCGTCACCGGCCATATCATCATCACCATCTGAAATATCTCTATAAATTCTAAAGAAACAAAGATCATTATCTACTGGAGATCCTCCAATAGTTACAGTTGCCACAGGAGATACCAAAATCTCTTCTACTGCTCCTTGAGCATCATCTTGGGATTTAACAGCAGTCCCATAAGCAACATCTATCGAATCATTATCAGACACTGCAACCCCTTGTAAAAACCAAGAAACTCCAGTAGTAGCAGCTATTCCTGCCCAAACTACCTGATATTGTATCGTTCCCAGATTCCAAGATTTAGGAAACATAATCTGGAACTGTGCATGTTCATCAGCATCTCCATCGAAATCCAGAACCTGCATATCGGGGTGATCGGTATCTGTAGCAACATTAATAATAGAAGCACAACCATTAGCCGCTGTTGGTCGCATAGCCGCCGCCGGAACCCAAATGGTATGTACCCCTTGCAAACCAACACGGGTAGACCCTTCTTTTAAAATAGTAGAACTTAACGTATCTGAGTCAGACGCAAAAGTTAATCCAGCAGCCGATTTAGGGGCCAAATCTCCTGTTGCCGCTGTGGCAAATAAAGGAAAACAAGTTGCATCTGAACTTTCATCTGCAACAGTTATAGCTGTCGGCGTTATAATTGCTCCCGCCGTATTAATTAAAGGCGAAGCAAATTCAACATTAGTGCCATCACAAAAAACAAACGCAAGTCTCCCATTTGGAATGGTTACAGTATCACCTGAAGAACCACCCACAGTAAGATCATATGTAGTTACGGCATTCCAAATTAAATAAAGTTTTGTACGCAAGGGAACTACTATCTTGCGGCTGGCCCCAGGAGATCCCGTTGCTTTAATAATCATTAAATGCGATTCTGCAGTGGTCCCACTATTTTCTGCATACTGATCGTCATTTAAGGTATAAGAACCACCGGCCAATGTTATACTACGCATTCCGGCAATAGCTTCTTCTATTCGGGACATTGCTTGATTGGCCAAAGTCCCCCACGTACTGGCATTTTCACCCGTTGTTTGTTTTTCAAATTTAATTAAATCTGAAGGTGATGAAGACATCTATTTCTCCTATCCAAGCACTCTAATTGCCGCACTGGAAATATTAGCTGGTGGCCACATAATTGTAAAGGTTCCATTTGTAACTACAAAATTTCCTCCAAAATCATATATGGCAGTGGCCAAAGTAGTCCAAGTGGTTGAGACATAATACCCTCTGTAAATTAAAGCTCCTCGAGCAGTAAAAGTTGCATTTGTCCAAACTGCATCTGGAAAATCCACATAATGAATGTTCCCATCTATACCTGCTTCAACAGTGACAGTGGGGTAGGGTGAAAATTTAAGACCACCTGCGGTATAGCCTATTCCACTAATTTCATTGGTTGTTGTATATTCTGTTGTCGCAGCAGTAAGCGTCGCTGCATCAGAATATAATGCAACCTTAATATCTTGCGCAGCCCCAGCTTCATTAGTTGTGTCAAATTCTTTTTGAAATTGAGTTAAATCCGCAACAGAAATCCCATCCTTATAACGTGCATTAAATTGGGTAGTTGTGGTTGAGGTAAGAGCCATAACTAAGTTTGCTCGATTGTCAGGCCACTAACTATACGCACCTGGGCATCCTCCCGTCCATGAGAGCCCGGTCGAGGATGCCGTAGAGCTTCTGGATCAGAAGCTGAATGGGGGTTAAGTTGAGGATGTTTGGGTTCGTAGCAATAGGAGCAAACCCTAAGACCAGTCCATTCCTCTTTCAAATCAGGGTATGGAAACTTTAACCCGCATCTATCACAAATTGCCTGACTTTTTCTTCCTGAGGCATACGCCATTTATACTCCAACTCCATATTCAGAAGCATGCATAGCTGCCATTTCCATTGTTGCTGATTGTAAAGAAGCTTGATATGCTGCTGTCCAACCTGCTAATCCTTCTTGATCCTCTAAGAAAATTTTTGATTCTATCAAACAGGCATTTTGCAATAAATCTTCTAAATTGTCCCCTACCCAGGTTGTTGCTGCTGAAACAATAGAAGTTGGCTTCGCTAATGCTTTAATTTCATAGGCATATGTACTATTTGGAACTGGAGCAAAAATAAAATTAGAAGAATCTTCGATGGCGAAAAAACGAGGAGTCCCTTCTACTGCTTGGTCTGGAAACACTTCTGCCAAATAATCATCATTCCGTTGTTCTAAAGCCAATTGCGTCGTCCCTGTAGTCGTTATTTTGAAAGACCGAACTACTCGAATGGCAGAATTAACAGCCAAGGTCCGAGTGGAGGCTGAGAGATTTCCTGTGTATTCGGCTTTATTGCAAGGAAGTTTTGGAAGATCTCGGAAAATTCGATGTTCTGCTCGGGCAACAACAAGGGCAATCTCATCTGAGAATTCGGTACTATCGTCTTCATTCCAATCTTTTAAAAACGCTATCAAATCGGTATAGTTCATCCGGCAACTCCAGGCGTTGTAATGCTTAAATTGGTTCTTTCTCGTTCATCTCCGGAAGCCAATTGAAATACACGTTCAGACTCCACTGATAAAAGCTGGAATCGATCAGCAGCAAGCTTTAAAGAAATTTTCGCTGCTAATCCTGCACAAACCGCCTCTGTCCATCGATACGGAGCATCCACATCATTTAAAGCAGTAGAAGCATCTTCAATTTGTTTAATCGCCCAATATTCAAAGGTATCCGTGGCATTTTCAGGCACCTGCCATAAATAAAGAACAGGAGTATATTGCCTATCGAAAAAGAATTGTGTTGGACGACCTTCAGTTGTTTTAACTGGAATCTCATTATATTCACTCATAGAGATACGAGCACAAGTTGTATCAGTGCCACTCCTTCGTATAGTTGCTGAAATAATGTCTAAAACTTCAACCGGCAAAGCATAAGAGGCTGTAGAGGCAACCAAAGCTTGAGAAGTCTGCGTAGCAGTCCAATAATTTATACCCCTGGTGGACCACTCTGAGAATAATAAGTTCAAACTTCGAACAGCTGAACGTAAGTGATACCCTGGGACAACCTGAATATCTTTGCCACACCGTTCAAAGGCTTCTGCAATTATCTCCTCTACATCAAGCCGAAAAGTAAATGTCCCAGAGGTAGCCATTGTCCTTATCTACTCCAATAATGCGATTGCCATTAGCTTGTTATGTCCTGTAGAAATTCATCAGATAATCTATGCGGCCAATACGTTATGCGGGCTATGTTGCCGTTGAGTTTATTTCCCGCCGCATTATCCCCAATCCTGAGCGTGGTGGGTGTTACGGGCATAACAACGCCTGTCACATCAGTAAACTCCGAAGCCCCGTTTACATAGGCTTTGAAATCATCAACCTGGGCGGCAGCGATCACTGCTATTTCTGCGCCAGCCGTGATTATTATCGGCGTGCCAGCACCGGCGTTTACGCCAAGGACGCCTCCTGACCCCATTAGAAAACTTAAAGCCGATGCGCT